TACTGATGATCGTTGTGAGCATTCTAAAATCTTTGTATCAACATAAGACTCTGACATATTTAAATATATCAAACATAAAAATAATGAATTTACAAAATACAATTATTATCATTTACGGAGGTTGCTTTTACTTCGTTTATTAGGCAAAACCGGCCGTCATGAAGCCATTCTCAAGAACAGCAATCCTCTTAATTTCAATGTAAGTTCTCTGGGTGTATGTAGTATCAGCAGGAGCATCGAGACCACTGAACTTAGTAGTGAGTTCAAGACCACGAGCATTGACACGACCAGCAGGAAGCTTATAAGCTTGGAAGAAAAAGTTGCTTCCAAGACCAACAGAAGCATTCTGAGCATGTGCTTCAAATGTAGCAGTTGTAAGAGTATTACCTTCACCAGAATATTCCTCACGAGTTACAAATGGAACTGATCCAACAGCACGAGAAGTCTTATCAAATAAGACAGCACTATTACTTAAATCAATTGGGAATACAAAGAAATCATTCATACGAATGTTAGTCGTAAGAGTATTGTTCAACTTAACTGGTGATGTATAATCTCTCGAAGGAGCAACAGCACCATACTTATTAGTCATAAACTTAGAACTACGACCATCATCATTCAAGAATGAAATTACCTTAGTTACTAGTCGTCCAGCACCACCAAGATTTCTTACAGAGTTAGCAGCATCAGCAACAGAAAGAGATGTCTTAGTTAGACGATAATCATTGTAAGCAAATGTAGTCGGTCTACCCATCATAGAGTTTAACTGTTGAGACATAACTTCACCATCATAGAAGATGTAATCAGCAACCAACTTAACCTCACTTGTAATAATCTGAACAGCTGATCCAGTATCAGCATTGTCAGAAATACTGACACGACCATCACCAGCAGGTTCCCAGACTATATCAATAATTACTTCTTGCTTCATAGCAAACAGAGGAAGATTAGTACCCTTCATGAAAGGGAATAGTTCTCCAAGTGTTACAGAGAATACTGGTTTATTATTTACTTCAAGCACAGGTTCTTGAACTAATCCACCACCATTATACTCAACATTAGTCACAAGACCATAAGCTTCTGCCATAGTATTACTATTATCATCAGCAACAGCAGCAGAATTGTATCTGAAATCATGAGCAAGTAGACGACCAGACATGTATGCTTCACGATCTCTGTTTATTTCACTTGAAAGGAACATACTCTCAAATGCCTTGAAATGATTGTAATCATCTATTTCACAAATCGTCTGACCACCAACTTGAAGTGTTGCTCGACGAATTAATGAATGAACACCAACATTTACAGGGAAAAATGCTCCAAGAGCAATAGAAGCATTACCTTCACAAGCAAGAGTAATACGAGACCCTTCACTTAAATAACCTTTGTTCTGGAATACGAAACGACAGTTAGACTGATTACAAACAATCGGATCCAACACATCAGAATGAACATCCATACTCATATTAGTCTGAATAGCACCAACTTTAATTAAATCAGGAACATTTGATCCATCCATACGAGGAGGAGCAACAGGGATTTGTTCTTGGACTTCCATTATTATTTTATGATAATAACACATAAAAAAAATTTTAGAAAAAAAAAAAATTTATCCGTAAATAGTCTTTTTGAGATTCCTTCGTGCTTCTTCAAACTCTTCTTTTGTTACTTTCTTTTTTGTTCTTGTTGAATCCTTCTTTTGCTTTGACTCTTTTGCTAAGTCTTTAAAATATTTTCTTGTTTTTCCAGCCTTAACTCTTTTCTCACCAGCAACTTTTCTGCCTTTAAATTCTGTTGTGAATTTATTTTTAGAAAGTACTTTCACTGTCTTTTTACCAGATGGTAAAAAATGATAATTTTTTGGAGTTTCTTTGACTATTTCACCAGACATCTTTTTATCATTAATAGTAACAATATATTTAGAACCAACTTCAGGCATCTAGTTTTTTGCTCTGCTTATTGTTTATTATGATAATAATATATATTTATTTTTTCTGAACTTTTTTTAAATCAGGCGATAATTTGGATTCCACTCTCATTGTATACTAATGTTTGACGACTGTGAACGAAAAGGAAAAGAGCATTTGGAGAATCAGTAGTAAGATCCAATTCCATCTGGATACCAAAAGGAACAGTTGAGAAATCCATACCAACACCAGTTCCAACAGTATCAAAAGGAACTCCAATCACTTCCATAGGACCACCATCAGCAGTAAGAGGAGGAACAGCACCAGTGTAAAGTCTGTTAGTATTAACAGGACTGACTTCAGATCTCATATTCATTCCAGACTTAATACTATCACGACCAAATGTAAGCTGTTGAGGATCAATAACAGCAGTATTAGCAGAATCTTTAACATTTGTATCAAGATTGAAGTTAAGTGGGATTCTCTGACCAGCACGAGTAAAGATTATCTGCTTAATATCTGCCTGTTCTCCACCAAGGTTTAATGGTGTAGTTGTAGCAAATGAGTTATACTTAAGATTGTTCAAATACTTAGAAGGACACATGTTCATGAAAACACCAAGAGTTCTCGATGTTCCAAGATTGAAGTTGACAACAGCATTAGCAGAGTTAATTACATTGAAATACGATGTAATAGCATTGTAAGTGAGTTGTCCCTGTGATGGAAGCATAGAACGAGGATCAGGGGGAACCATTACCTCACAATGAAGACGAAGGTTAGAGAGTTGATAATAAGCATCAGTAAGACCAGTAGTAGCTCCATTCCGAGCATATAGAACCTGAGCATCTGGAGCAAGGTTAAGGGAAATTTCAACACCCCGAGAGATTGACCAGATAGAGGAATTAAGTTTCCAGATGATAAGAAACCAGTTGGAACATGAATACAGAAACGATTACCATGAGTAGTAGCAGGGAAATCTACCAGTTCTCTCTTCTGTGTTTCATAGTTAGGAATAGTAAGACCCATTTGATTCATATGAGTCATTTTATCACTCTTAGAATTTACATAACTCATGTATGTTGATAGGAAACGTCCATAGTGATTTACCGTTTCTATAACTTGTCTTGATCTTTGAGATGTAATAGTAACCTTTTCAAAAATAGAATAAACAGCAAGTTTTTCATCAATAGCAAGTTGATCTGCCGATGTTGGTTTAGTATCATTAGCATCCTTGAAGAATTCAATTTCACCAGAGATACGGACTGAACCAGCATCCAGCAAGTGTGGCTGAGAACCAATTAAAAAATTGATAATTGGATTTCCCTTCTTGTATGAAATCTTTTGTGTAGAATTAACATTTGACGGTTGGATTTCATTATAGATAATACTCATATTGTTTATGATTATTATACATAATATTTTTAAATCATAAATTTTCAAAAAATGATGACTAATCAAAACTCAAAATAAATGTTCCAGTTTTAACCTTGAATGGTTCTTTTGGAACTCTTGGTTTATTTTTTCTCAAACCTTTCAATCTATTATCCCTTTCCCACTCTCTCTGATACTCACGAATGTAAGCACGATTCTTTATTCTGTACTTTCTTTGATATTCTCTTCTTTCTTCGGGAGTCATTATTTTATTTAACGAATATTGTTTTAAATAATTTAGACTTCCAGAGTTACTGAGTCGGCACGAATATTAATACGTCTTATGTGGTATATAAAATTACACCATAATTTATCCTTTGTAGGAGCATTAGCACTATCTTGATAATATACATTGAGACGGCAGTCTTTATCTCTCATGTCGTATGTTCCATTGTTGAGTGAGAAGGCACGACCAATAGCAAAGTTATCTTGGAATCTGTTCATCGACAGAGCAGGCATACCTGCTTGGAAGAGTGCCTTGTCAAGTTCAAGGAGAGGAATAGCATCAATAGAAGTCTTTCCAGAAATCTTCTCTGTCTTGACATTCAACGAAGGCTGATTACGACCATCATAGAAGAAGAAGTATTCAGTAAGTCTGTCACTAATTCCAGCAATCCCACTCTGAGTTGAGAGGAGTAAACTATCATGAGAATTACCATGTATTAGATAAGTATCATTACAGGCAATAGAATCTTTGGTTGAATATACAGAAGAATCAGTAGGAACACAGATAATACTCTTTGCCCTTTGGTGATTAGCAGGGATTCCAATATTAGCAACACGATCACCCTTAAGCTGTGAGTAATTATAAACTTGTGTAGATAAGAAATCATAAACCATCATCTTACCTTCTCTCATATCCCTTTGTATCTCTGCCCTTGCTGCTGCTCCCATATCTATTTGACATAAGACAAGTTCTACATTACTCATACTGTATGATGGATTGTATGTAGCAGCATCTCTGACCGATGTTGAATACAAGAAATATCTTTCTGAAGCACTTTCAGCATCCATAGAAGCATTAATAGTACATGAACCATTGAGAGTAACCTTAATAAATTTAGATGAACCATTACCAGAAACTTCTATTTGCTTAATACTATTATTACCAGTAAGAGTATGTTTAGTCCTATCAGATTCCATGAATTGTAGTGTTTCTCCAACAACGAGAGGGAAATTATCAACTTCAAAGTTGTTATTATCGGCACGACAATAAAAGACATTCGTAGATCCAGCAGCACCAGTCTTCCATGAAGCAGGAGCATGATTATTACCATTAGTAGAGTGGAAGAGTGGATTGAGTTGGAGACGTCTTGAAGCATTGACCGAGTCTAACTGACGGAAGACTCTCTTGTTTTCACTAGTAAGAATAGTTACAAATAAACCATTCATTAATCCACAGGGAACAACCTTATCATTCTGGAAAAGACCAGTGTGAAGAGGAAGCTTCAACTTACACTGAATATACGAGTTAGTATTTGTGAATGGTGTAGTTTGTGTTCCACTCACCGACTTGTAGTATGGACTAAACTTGTGATTAGTAAGGATCGACTTTGAAGTACCACGAGTACCACGAGTGTCTGGTGTCCAAATACCACAACCTTCATTCAAAGCACGAAGGTCACGAAGAGTAGGTGTAGAATGATAAGCATACTTCATAGCAACATGAACAGGATAATGACGAATCTCTTCAAGAAGTTGAGTCTTATCACCCGAGTGGATACGAATAGTATCAATTAGACACTGTCCACCAATCAGTTCATCCAGTTGAAGACGAGTAGTAGATGCTGAGGAATCTTGAGAAAGTGTTAAATCAAATTGAAGATACGAGTTCTTGGGTTTGAATGTATCAACATTAGGAGGGATGTAAAATTCAATGAGTTTCTGAGCATCATAACTTAAACCATTCTGGGAAGGAATAGCAACATAAGTTTCATCCAGAGGGATCTTATTCTGAGCAACGAAAAATCCAGTAGTTTCAGACATATTGTTTATATATCTTATAACAAAAAAAATTTCAAAAAAATATTTATTATAATAAATGAAAAAAATTATCATCGAGATTACGAAGGTTGCTGTGCTTACCTTTGAGCAGCATAAGATCCAGCAAGACTTGCTTGAGCAACTTGAGGTGTTTCATCAACAGGAGCAGGAGTAGAGTCTTGTTGTTCTTTAGTAGGTTCGTGAACTGCCTCTGATGCTGCTTCAAGAACTCCCGAAGCTGCTTGAAGACCAGCACCGACCACTCCAGCAAGTTGAAATCCAGGAATCAATCCAATCATATCAAGAGCAGCACCACCAATAGTTCCAAGATTAGCAATCTTCTCACCAATATTATCTCCTTGAATCGTATGATTTTTAAAATCTTGGTATAAATCCAAACCTCCAGCAGTAAGACCACCAATTACTCCAACTCCCTTTCCTATTGTTCCAGCAATCCTAGCACCACGACTCACTTCACCAACATCATCAGCAAGATTACCTGCTCTATTAATATCTTCTGATGTAGTTATTTCTCCACCTTCAATACCCCCTTCTGATGCTACTTCTGCTGCTGCTGGTTTTGGGTTACCTCCTGATTTAAGTTCTGCTGTATAATCTCGTTGTGTTCCTTCTCCCATTTGTTGAGCCTTTCTTGTAAAATCACTTTCAGTTGGTTTCACTTCACTAAATCCACCAAATCCAGTTGCCTTCTGTGATTCTTGATAAGCAGATAACTTAGAGTTAAAATTTTGAACAGCAGCACCTTCAGTAATAGCATCCTTTATACCACCAAAGATAGCTGCCTGTCTGTCACCAAGGACAGCATTTTTAGCAGCTTCCTTCGCATTCTGGATAAGAGTATCGTTATGCTGTCTTATCTGTTCATTCAAATTATCGACTCCTGATGTTAGAGCATTTCCCTGAGAAAGGGCAGCTGACATATTATACATATCCATATTGTTTATAGAGTATTAATATAATATTTTTAGTCTATATTTTCTTCATTTTTTTCAATATCCATTTCTCCTGATTGTTCTTCAGATCCTCCATATCCAATGACCTTTTCAAAATTCTTAAACATCACAGGTGGATTTTTGGATAATTTCATATAACAGAAATCATATCTCTTTGGGGTTGCTTCTTTGTATAATTTCATCCAATTTTTAGGACCATTAAAAATATCACCATATTCTTCCGAGATTGCTGTAAGTTCTCTTTGATTTGGGAAAGGACTTCCAACAATCACAGATGTAGCATTTGCTCTAATGATTGGATCCACAGCCCCTCTGAATTTCTGTACAGATATGATTAATAACTTAATATTGTAATGTCTACTTCTTGTAACTAAATTAGAAATTGTCTTATCAAGCATACCGACCATATCATCTAATACCAAAGCAATCTCAGGTCTTTCGTCTTCTTCAAATGACATTTGTTTATGGAGTAAATTATCTATGATGTCAGGACTATATTGATCATATGTTTGAAATCGTTGTTTCATGAATCTTGATGATCTATCTAAATTGATTGTAGGACTAATGACAATTACGTCATCAAAAAATGACTGGCCAAAAAAATTATCATTTAAAAAAAGATTACTTATGATTGTGGACTTGCCACTTTGCCTCGGGGAGATCATAAGTAAACATTCACCTTCGCCTTTGACTCCAACTCCAACATCTGGAAGATTCGGATGGTGGGCTTTTGCTTTACCAGCATTATTT